AGATCGCCCAGGTCGAGAAGCCGACCCGCGCCATGACCCGCGACTTCAACGCCGCGCGCCGCGAGGCCGCGCAGCTCACCGCCCAGCACCAGGCGCAGACCGCCGAGCTGGGCCAGCTGCGCGACCGCCTGCGCGCGGCGGGCGTCGAGACGACGTCGCTCGCCCGCCACGAGCGCGAGCTGCGCACCCAGGCGGCTGGCGCGACCAGCGAGATCGAGGAGCAGAGCCGCGCGCTCGCTCGTGCCGGCGAGCGTACACGGCGCTTCGGGGCGGCGCGCAGCAGCTTCCAGAGCACCATCGGCACCGCCAGCGGCCTGGCGGCGAGCGGCACGGCCGCGATCGGCACTGGCGTCGCCATGGCCGCCCCCTTCGTCGGCGGGATCAAGGCGGCGCAGGATTACCAGTCGGTGATGACCGACATCGCCCAGAAGGCGGACCTCACCCGCGCCGAGGCGACGGCGCTCGGCAAACAGCTGCTCCTCAACGCCCGCGCCGCCAACCAGCTGCCCGCCGAGCTGCAGGCGGGCGTCGACACGCTGTCGGGGCTCGGCGCCAAGGTGCCCGACGCGGTCGCGATGATGCGTCCGATCGGTCGAGCCGCGACCGCCTACAAGGCCGAGATCGCCGACCTCTCCGCTGCCAGCTATGCCGCAGCCGACAACCTCAAGGTGCCCGTTGCCCAGACCGAGCGCGTCATCGAGATGATGGCGGCCGCGGGCAAGGCGGGTGCCTTCGAGGTGAAGGACATGGCGACCTACTTCCCCGCGCTCACCGCCGCCTACCAGGGGCTCGGGCAGACCGGCGTCAACTCGGTCGGCGACCTCGCGGCAGCGCTGCAGATCACGCGCAAGGGTGCCGGCGACAGCGCGAGCGCAGCGGGCAACCTGTCGAACATCCTGCAGAAGATCATGTCGCCCGAGACGATCAAGAACTTCGACAAGTTCGGCGTCGACCTGCCGAAGGCGCTCAAGCGCGCCTACGCCGAGGGCAAGACGCCGATCGAGGCCATCGCCGAGCTGACCAACAAGGCGCTGGGCGGCGACGCCACCAAGGTCGGCAACCTCGACAAGCTCGGCTTCCTGTTCGGCGACGCGCAGGTGCAGCAGGGCCTGCGCCCGCTCATCCAGAACATGGCCGAATATCGCCGCATCCGGGCCGACGCGCAGGGTGCGGGGTCGATCGGGTCGGTCGACCGCGACTTCGCGATCCGCATGCAGGACTCGGCCGAGCAGACGAAGGCGCTGCAGGTCAACGCCAAGGCGCTCGGCATCCAGCTCGGCGCGACGCTGCTCCCCGCCGTCAACGCCGTGCTCGCGCGGGTGAACGTCTTCGCCTCGCGGCTGTCGGCCTGGGCGCAGGCGCACCCGAACATGGCCAAGGGGCTGATGATTGCGGGCGCGGCCTTCGCGTTCCTGTTCATGCTCTTTGGCGTCGGTGCCATCGCCATCGCCGCGATCATGGGGCCGATCGCGCTCCTCAACGCGGGCCTGATCGCCATGGGCGTCGCGGGCGGCATCGCGTCGGTGGGCCTGCTCCCGATCATCGGCACCGCACTCCTCGTCGTCGCCGGCATCGCCGCGATCGCCGCAGCCGCGTACCTCATCTACAGCAACTGGGGCGCGATCACCGGTTGGTTCTCCGGCTTGTGGGAGGGCGTGAAGAACATCGTCACCGGTGCCGGCAGCGCGATCTCGGGGGCGCTCGGCGCCATGTGGGCGGGCGTGAAGGCGCTGTTCTCGACCAGCCTGCTCGACATCTACTCGGGGCTGTTCTCGATGCTCGGCTACGCGCTGGGCGCGCTCTACCGTTTCGGCTCGTCCGTGCTCGGCTGGTTGACCGGCACGCTGCCGGGGCTGCTCTCGTCGGGCTTCACAGCCGCATGGAGCATGTTCACCGGCGCGATCTCGGCCGGCGTCACCTGGCTGACGACGCAGCTGCCCGTGATGCTCGCGAACGGCTGGAACATGGCGTGGAACGGCCTCAAGGCCGCGATGCGAGCCGCCTTCGTCACCCTGCCCACCATGTTCTTCGACTTCGGCGCGATGATCATTCAGGGGCTGTGGAACGGGCTCAAGAGCGGACCATCGCGCCTGTGGGCAGCGGGTAAGAAGCTGGCGGGATCGCTCGACCAAGGTTTCAGGAAGGGCGCCGAGATCAAGTCACCCAGCCGCGTCTTCGCGGCGCTCGGCGGGCACATCATCGGCGGTCTAAACCTCGGCCTCGATCGGGGCGGGGGGACGGCCGTCGACCGCATCGCGCGGCTCACCCGCAACATGGCCGCGGCCGCCACCATCCCCGCAATCGGGGTGGCGATGCCGGCGCAGGCCGAAGCGGCGACCGCGCGCCGCCTGGTCGCGACCGGCGTCGAGGCAACCGCCGCCATCGTCAGCCCCCGCCGGGTCACCTCGACGGCAGCGACGCGCGACGCCGCAGCACAGGCGACCGCAGCGCCCGTCGCGGGCGACACCTTCAACGTCACGATCCACCAACAGCCGGGGCAGAGCGCCGATGACCTGGTCGCGACGCTCGATCGCTGGTGGGAGGGCAAGCAGAGGGAGCGCGACGCGCGCGGCCGCTCGAGCTTCCGCGACCGCCAGGATGAGGATGCGCTCGACTGATGCGCCCGCTGCTCGCCCTCGGGTCGTTCGTCTTCGGCCTCTCCACGCTCGCCTTCGACGAGCTGCAGCGCCGTCGTGACTGGCGCCACGTCCGCTCGCCTCGCATCGGTGCGCGCGACGCCACCCAGTTCACCGGTCCCGGCGAGGACACCCTCTCGCTCAAGGGCACCGCCTACGCCGAGCTTGGCGACGGCCGCGCCTCGATCGACCAGCTCGTCGCCATGGCCGGCACCGGCGAGCCCTTCGAGCTGGTCGACGGACTCGGCCACGTCCACGGCAGCTTCGTCATCGTCAGCCTCGACGACGGCGCGAAGGCGTTCTTCCCCGACGGCACCGCACGCGCGATCGACTTCCGGCTCGAGCTGCTCGGCGTCGACGCGGCGCGCCGCGCGTGACTGGACGGGCCAACGTCGCCGGCGTGCGGGTCATGGTCGACGGCGTCGACATCACGCCCAAGCTCGAGGAGCGGGTCGGCACCGCGCGGCGTCGCCGGCTGATCTCGCTCGGCATCACCGAGAAGCGCGGCGAGGAGGCCGACCAGCTCGACATCGTCATCGACGACAGCGACGGGGGCATGGCGCTGCCGAAGGCGGGCAAGCGGATCTCGGTCGCGATCGGCTGGCTGCAGGGTGTCGGCGTGAAGACGGGCCTGGTCGAGAAGGGCAGCTTCGTCGTCGAGGACGTCGAGCACAGCGGCCCGCCCGACCAGGTCACCATCCGCGCGCGGGCGGCCGACTTCACCTCGGAGATCCGCACGCGCCGCGACGCCAGCTGGCACGACACCACGCTCGGGCAGGTCGTCGCCGACATCGCCGCGCGCAACAAGCTCGAGCCGCGCTGTTCGCCCGTGCTGGCGGGCATTCGCGTCGCTGCACTCGCCCAGAGCCGGCAGGCCGACATCGCCTTCCTGCGCCGGCTGGGGCGCGCCCACGACGCGCTGGCGAGCGTGAAGGACGGCAAGCTGATCCTGTCACCGGTCGGCGCGCTCACCACCACCACCGGCCGCGAGCTGCCCGCCGCCACCATCCGGCGTCGCGATGGCGATCGTCACGCCTTCCGAGTCCAGAAGCCCGAGGAGGCCACCAAGGTCGAGGCGACCTACCATGACCGGCGCGCGGGCAAGCCGCAGGTGGTGGCGCACGGCACGGGCGAGAAGACGAAGCGAGTGGGCCGCACCTACGCGACCAAGGAAGCGGCCGACCGCGCCGCCAAGGCCGAGCACGGCCGCGCCGCGCGCAAGCCCTACTCGCTCGACCTCAATCTCGCGCTCGGCGACGCCGCGCTTTACCCCGACCAGCGCGTCGCCGCGTCAGGGTTCAAGCCCGAGATCGACGCGACGAAGTGGTTGATCAGCGAGGTCTCGCACACGATCGGCGACCGCGGGTTCATGACGACGGTGAAGCTGGAAGCCGCTTAGAGGAACTTGGTGCTCAGTCCGCCGTATGTCTGTACGAACCAGACGGGATTGCCAAACCGATATGCGCCTTGCGCCTCGGTGGGCGTAGCATTCGCAGGATCGACCACGGTAGCGGTTAGCGTCTGGCACTCGCTGCAGAAATACTCGGTACGTGCCAACGAACGCGTCACCTTCGCGGTTCTTTCAAGATCGCGATGCGCACACGACGGACACTCAATTACGATACCGTCCGGTGCGAGGGACGGGGGCGCAGAGGTAGCAAAAACGTCGCTGATGAGCGGAACCATAACCATCTCCCTGTTGCCCGAAAGAAGTAGGAGCGCAACTGATCTGCGCAACGATCGGCATTTTGCTTTGTGGCGCGACGTTGCAATTTAGCAACAACCGTGCGCCACGATGTTGGTCTAGAACCCGAGCGCCTCATTCCACGTCATCACGCGATGCACCGCGCCGACCTGCTCGTTCGGCACTTGAAATTCGGTCGGTGGATTGAATTGGCGAAGCACCACGAAGCCGGCGCGGCGACGGACGAGCTGCTTGATGAGCACGTTCTTGATTTCCTCGCCATCGAACGTTGCTCCGCGCAGCTGCACGACGACGTCGTCGCCAACGCCTGGGGACCGCTTGGGATCGACCAGCACCCGCGCGCCCGAATCGTGCCGGGGCTCCATCGAATGCCCCGACACTGTGACCACGTAGAGGTCCGGACGGCCCGTTACGCCGATCGGCCTCGCCATGAAGTCGACCGGAGCTGCCATATGCACTTCGGTCTGCTCGACCTTCACAACGACTCCATGCTCGTCGTCATACTCGAGATCGGCGCCCAGAGCAGTGCCGTAGACCGGCAGCGTTTTCGGAAGGCGGCGGAACAGCTCCTCACTAAAGGGCTGCCCATCGGGGATGGTCCGCTCGATGGCACCCTCGCGACCAAGGAGCCAATCCGATGTCGTCCCTAGCTCCGACGCGATAGCCTCAAGGCGCGTCGCTCCCGGCATCGATCCCTTGCGGATGATGTTCCGTATCCCATCCGGCTGCCCAAGCGCTGCCATTGAGATCTCGCGCGCCGTCACGTTTCGCTCGACGAGCTTCGCCTGAAGCCGCTCTTTCAGAATTTCCGGCGCTGCACTCATGACGCAACCTCTGCCTTACCGCGGTGATCGAACGCGAGCGTTAAGTTTGACGTTGACACGAGCGGCCTGCTGACCGCACAAGAGCGTCATGGACAACGCATACGCGAACGCATTGGGAACTGTTGCGCAGGCCTATGAGGAGGCTGTTGCGGATCGCGGAGGCCGTTCCTTGTCGCGCGTCGCCACCATCGTCGCGAGCAGTGGCGCGTTCTTCAATCGCCTCCGTGAGGGGAAGTCCTTCACGGTCGAGAACCTCAACCGTTTCAACGACTGGTTTCGCCGTCCGGGCAACTGGCCTGATCGCATAGTACCCGAGGCCGCAGCGAACGCTCTTGCCTCTATGGGTCGCCCAGTTTTGCATGACGTTGACATGCCGCACGTATGCGGCAAGCCGCGCACCTTTGTCCGGCCTAATGACGCAGCGACTTTCGGCGGGAACCGCACGTGACGAAGCCTCGGACCCCCCATAGCTGGCACGATGCGGTGACCCGCATCGCTGGCCGGCTTACTGTCGACGGCGCGGCTGCGGCGGTCGGCAAGAGCGCTGGCCTGGTGCGCGAGTGGTCCGACCCGGCACGCGGAAAGCTGCCGTCGCTCGACCAGGCGCTCGCGCTCTCCGCCGCCTACGCTGCGGCGGGGGGCGAGGATGCGCCCTTCCTCGACGCATTCGCCTTTCAGCTCGACCTGTCGGTCGCGGGCATCGATCCCTGCCGGCGCGCACTCGCCGCCGAGACGGCGACCCTAGCGACCGAGCTGGGCGACACGATCGCCGCTGCCATCCGCCTTTCCGATCCAGCCGCCACGCCGCGGGACGCGCACCGCGCGGCCGCCGAGGCGCAACAGTGCGACGATGCCCTCGAGCGGGTGCAGCGTCGCATCGCAACATTCTTCCCGATCGGCGCGGGGCCGGTCGCGGGGAAAACCGGGGACCACCTCTAAGATGGGAACGACCAAGCACCGACTGCCGGGCATCTCCTGCCCGCATTGCAGCGGACCTGCCACGCACCGGAAGGCGAACCTGCTCTCCGAACTCGTGCGCGACGTCTACTTTCGCTGCGAGAACGACGACTGCGGCCACCACTTCGTGGTGCAGATGGCGGTGACGCGCACGATCGTGCCGAGCCGCACGCCGAAGGCGTCCGTCACCCTGCCCTACTCGCCGCGCTTCGTCGTGCCGACGCCGGCCAACGACGACCAACCGGTCGACGCACCGCCCCTCGAACTGCCCGACGCCATGACCGGCTGACGCCGGCCGCGACGCCGTTCCCACGACTGACCACCCCCGCCCGAGAGCAGCCGCTTTCGGGAGCGCCCCCGCCTTGCCTCGAAAGATCGCAGCCCTTCCATGAACGCCGACATCCACAAGGAAGTGCTCCAGCGCCTCAAGGCCGATTACGGTCTGAAGGAGCGCGGCACCTACCTGCGCGAGGGCCGCTGCCCCTCGTGCGACAAGAAGGAGCTGTGGACCGGCGCCGAGAAGCCGTGGGTGCTGCGCTGCGGGCGCGAGAACCGGTGCGGCGCCACCTTCCACGTCAAGGAACTCTACCCCGAGATCTTCGACGACTGGTCGAAGCGGCATAAGCAGACGCCCGACAATCCCAACGCCGCGGCCGATGCCTACCTGCTCCACGCCCGAGGCTTCGACCTGTCCGGTCTACGCGGCGCCTACGCGCAGGAATGGTATCGCGACCAGGAGCTGGGGATCAGCACCGCGACCGTGCGCTTCGCGCTGCCGGGTGGCGGCTATTGGGAACGGCTGATCGATCAGCCCGCCCGCTTCGGCAAGAAGAAGGCGCGCTTCTCCTACGGTACCGGCTACCGCGGCACCTGGTGGGCGATGCCCGGCACCACGCTGGTCGACCTCGCGGCCGCGACCGAGATCTGGCTGGTCGAGGGCATCTTCGACGCCGTCGCACTTAACCAGGCGTCCGCCATGAAGGATCGCGGCGCGCGCGCCGTCAGCCTCATGAGCTGCAACAACTACCCTGAGGCCGCGCTCGCCGACCTGCGCCGCGCTGCGGCCGACGTGGGGCGCTCCCCGCCGCGCCTCGTATGGGCGTTCGACGTCGGCGCGGCCGGGACCCTCTACACCCGCAAGTTCGTCACCCAGGCGCGCGAGGCAGGCTGGATCTGCGGCGCCGCCCAGGTCCGCCCCGATGGCGAGGGCGCCAAGCTCGACTGGAACGATCTCGCCCAGCGCGACCAGCTCGGGCGCGACCAGCTCGATCTGTACGCCTGGAACGGCGAGGTCACGATCGCGCCCAGCGCCAGCGCCAAGGCGCAGCTGATCTACGAGCGCGAGCGGTTCGCCCATTTCCCGCTCGTCTTCGGTGGCAAGCAGCTTTGGGCCGACTTCTCAATGGAGAAGATCCGCGCCGTGCTCGACGCCTGGCTCGAGAACCCGCCCGAGGAGCACGAGGGCTTCGCCGACCGGACGATCGACGAGCAGTGGAACCTCGCCGCGGCCGAGGCGGTGACGATCGAAGAGCTGGCGAACTGCACGTTCCGCACCCTCTACTACCAGCGCGACCCGAACCTCGAAGAGGGCGCCTACTTCTTCCGCGTCGACTTCCCCGTAGATCGCGCGACCGTCAAAGCGACCTTCTCGGGCGCCGCGTGCACCACCAACGGCGAGTTCAAGAAGCGCCTCGCCTCGATCGCGCCCGGCGCTCAGTGGACCGGTTCGCAGCCGCAGCTCGACAAGCTGATGCAGCGCCAATGGTCAACCATCCGGCTGGTCGAGGCGATCCAGTTCACCGGTTTCTCGATCGACCACGGCGCATGGATCTTCGGCGACCTCGCCGTGCACAAGGGCCGCGTCCACGAGCCGAACGACGAGGAATATTTCGTCCTCGGCAAGCAGTCTGTGAAGCTGCGCACCACCGACCGGCTCCTGCGCATCGCCTACGATCCCGAGAAGGTCGACCTTGCCTGGGTGCCGCCCCTGGTCACCGCCTACGGGCCGAAGGGGATCGTCTCCCTCGCATTCTGGGTGCTCTCGCTCTTCGCCGATCAGATCCGGCGCGAGCAGGACAGCCTCGCGTTCCTCGAGCTGACCGGCCTTCCCGGCACCGGCAAGACCACGCTGCTCGAGTTCCTGTGGAAGCTGTTCGGCCGCGCCAACTACGAAGGCTTCGACCCGACCAAAGCGACCAACGCCGGCATCGCCCGCACGCTCGGGCAGGTCGGCAACCTGCCGGTGGTGCTGATCGAGGGCGACCGCAACCAGGACACCCCGCACGCCCGCCGCTTCGAATGGGATGAGCTGAAGACGGCCTACAACGGCCGCGCCGTCCGCACCCGCGCCATCGCCAACGGAGGCATGGAGACCTTCGAGCCGCCTTTCCGCGGCGCAATCGTCGTCGCCCAGAACGATTCGGTCGAAGCGTCGCCCGCGCTGCGCGAGCGCATCATGGCGATCCACTTCGACAAGACGCTCTTCTCCAGCGCCGGCAAGGCCGCGGGCGAGCAGCTGAGCCGCATCGACGTCGCGGACGTGTCCGGCTTCATCGTCCACGTCGTGCGGCGCGAGGAGCAGATCCTTGCCGCCTACCGCGAGGCGTTCCGCCAGCACGAGGCGCGAATGATCCGCCACCCCGGCATCCGCAACGGCCGGTTGGCCAAGAACCACGCCCAGCTCGCCGCCATGCTCGACGCCATGCGCCTGGTCGTCACCAACCTGTCCGACGGGCAGGTGGCAGGCGCGCACGAGTTCCTCCTCACCATGCTCGAGGAGCGGCAGCGCGCGGTCGAGAGCGACCACCCGCACGTCGAGCTGTTCTGGGAGCGCTTCGACTTCATCGCCGCCGGCGAGGGGCCGAACCCCGAGAAGCCGATCGACCACAGCAAGAACGCCGAGGTCATCGCGATCAGCCTTCCGCAGTTCGAGATGAAGTGCGCCGACATGCGGCTGCCGCTCCCCTGCACGATCGTCGAGCTGAAGCGCCTCCTGAAGACGTCGAAGCGCCGCAAGTTCGTCGACGTGAAGCCGGTCAACAGCCGCACCGACAAGACCGTCAACTGCTGGGTCTTCCGCAATCCGACCCACCCCGCCGCCACCACCCGCTGAGAGGAGCCAAGCCGTGCATCACTTCATCCCCCCTGCCCGCCGTACAGCCGCAACATCCGTCGCGCTCGGCCCGCTCGACGCCGCTAGCTATCTCGGCCTGCGCATTGCCGCGGCTGGCTACACGGTCGACGCCTTCGCCCGCGCCGTCATCACCGTGCAGGATCACGACCGGCCGGTGCCGGCCGAGCGGCCGACCGTCGATCAGAGCCGGCTCCGCTTCCGCCAGATGCGCAACGACGTCGCGCTCGCCACCCGCCGCGGCACCCGCTTCCGCAACCCCGAGCTGGTCGACTTGATCGCCAAGATCATCCCCTTCGATCCGGCCGTCTACCGCCAGCTCGCCAACGAGGTCGCCGATCGTCACCCGCCGATCTGCCGCAGCTGCGGCTGCTCGGGTAACGATCCCTGCATCGCCGAGGACGGCAGCGGCGAGCACGTCTGCCGCACGGCCGTGCCCGGCATCTGCAGCCACTGCCTCGATCGCAGCGCCACGCGCATCGGAGCGGCAGCGTGAACGCCTCATGCTCGGCCGCTCCTCAGCAGAGCGCGGAGAATAGCCTGCGCGCTATTCTGAAGGATGCTTGGCCATACGTGTCGGATGCCACGATGCGCGGTCGCATCGCCACTGCCCTCAACCAGTCCGGCAACGCTACGGTCGCGGCGATGGTCGACCCTGCCGACCTGGCATTCCGAGCGTACAACCAAGGCTACCGCGACGGGTCTGAGGATAGCGGCGGAAAGGCCGATCTAGAGCTTGCCCGCGACGGTTGGCACGACTGGTTGCACGACTGCGAAGCCCTCAAGGTCGATGATGACGCCTTCGATCAGGACGACGACGGATGCCCGCATGGCGACCCGGAATGCCTCTCCGACAACGGGGATTGTCATGACGGCTGTTCGACATTCAGCGAGCGCGACGCTGCTGTCGACCTCTCGGTCGCTAGCTCGACGTCCCATGTGGGCGCAGAGCGATGAGTGGCCTCGCCATGCGCATGGTGCGCGGCCCGGACGGTGAGACGCGCCACGTCGCCGCCCCGTACCTCGTCGCCCCTGCCAAGCCCGCACGCGGCCGCAAGCCGCGCGTCGCGCCCGATCCGATCAAGACCAACGGCGAGACCGCGGCCGAGGAGCTGCGCCTCCTGGTCGAGCGCGCCGAGCGGATCGTGGAGGAGATCAAGGGCGCCCAGGATGACCTGAAGGACGTCCTCGCCGAGGCCAAGTCGCGCGGCTACGACACCAAGGCGATCCGCACCATCATGGCGCTGCGCCTCAAGGATCGCGCCCTAGTCTCCGAGGAGGAGGCGATCCTCGAGCTGTATCGCCAGCACCTGGGGCTGCTGTGATGCAGCCGCCCCGCTGGCACAACGATCGCGAGCTGCTCGCCGCGGTCGCCGCGGTGCTCCGCGACGGCCGGATCGCGCGCGATGCCGAGCTGGTTGACCAGGGCAGCCTCGAGTCCGGCATCGCCGCGGCCCGCAAGCGGGTGTCATCGGCCATCGCCGACGCCTGGCGCGCCATCGCCGCGGTCGAGCCCGCGCCGGCCGACGTCGACAACGGCGACGCGCCGGTCGGCGCCTGGCCCTTCGAGCGGCTGCAGCTGCTCGAGGCGACCGCCAAGGCCGCGCGCGCGACCGCCGACGCCCAGCCGCACGATCCCGAGGTCACCGGCTACGCCGACGCCGTCGACACCCTCCTGTGGTGGGAGGCGCAGCGGCCGAGCGCCCGCTTCCTCGTCGACGCCACCATCGTCGGGCGTGCCCGCGCCAACGCCGACCCGGCGGTGATCGCCGACCGCGCCGCACGAGAGCGCCGGGTCGAGGCGCGCCGTGCCGCGGCCGCCAACCCTGCCCTGTTCCGCTCCCTCAACCTGTTCGGAGAAGCCGCATGAACGCCGACACCGACACCATCCGCCATCGCCGTCTTAAGATGCTCCTGACCATCCTCGGCGCGATCGTCGCCATGCCCTTCATCGTCGTCATGATGTTCATGGGCGCCAACGGGGAGCGCCGGTGATGCGCAGTCCTGATCTTCGCCTCGACGCCGAGCTTGAAGGGCTGAACGCGCTCAGCCGGGTGCGCCCGCTTACGCATCAGGAGGCCGATCGCGTCGCCAACCTCCTGCGCACCCTGCAGCAACGCGCTAACCGGCAGCGGGCGCGCGAACACCGTCGCCGTGCGGCGTCGCGCGGAGCGGCCGCATGACCCGCGCCGCCCGCAAGCCGACAATCTGCGACGCCCCCGGCTGCTCGCTCGAAATCCAGCGCGGCAAGCTCATGTGCCGCGCCCACTGGTTCGCGACCCCGGCGCCACTGCGCCGCGCGATCAGCGATGCCTGGAAGGAACGCCGCATCCGCGACTGGTCGGCCAACTGCCTCAACGCCCGCAACTACCACGCCGCCACCGCCGATCGCACCGCCGCGATCCGCGACCGCCAGCTCGGCGAAAGGAACGACGCATGACCTGCTCCTGCATCGAACAGATGGACGCCAAGCTGGCAGTCCATAACACCAGGCTTGTCGTGACGTTCGGCTTCCCGCGGGACGGGTCGCCAAGCTACGTCCGGCCGTCCCTCCAGACGGAGAAGATCGAGGCGCGGAAGCGTGGCAAGGGCGTCATCGCACTCCCGTCATTCTGCCCCTTCTGCGGCGAGGCTTACGAGTCGCTGTCCGCGAGCAATGCCGCGCAGGTTCTGAAGTGAGGGCGGTGGAGCGCAAGGCGCGAGCCGCCTGGAATTTCGCCACGTTCTTAGTCGTGTGCTTCCCCGCGTTGGCGATCTACGTCGCCACGCTCGGAGCGATTGAGATCAACGTCTACAATCGTTTCAATTATCCGGTCATCAGCATCCCCGGCTGGTCGCGGAACGAACTCTACTGGCACATCCCGGCATGGGTGCCCTTCGCATGAACCCGCTATCTGGCGCGGTCGGAAAGGCGTTCGCCTTTGCGAGCATCCGCGCGCACGATTGCACGCGCGGTGGCCTCTGATGCCGATCAGTCCTGAGAACGCGGCGCTCTACCCGCCGGACTGGCCCGAGATCAGCCGCCGCATCCGCTTCGAGCGAGCGGAGGGTCGGTGCGAGTGCCAGGGCGAGTGCGGGACCGACCATGCCGGCCGCTGCCCGGAGCGCCACGGCGAGCACCACAGCGTCACCGGCTCGCCAGTGGTGTTAACGGTCGGTCACCTGACGCACGATCCGCAGCGCTCGGCCGACGACGAGCTGCGCGCCTGGTGCCAGCGCTGCCACCTCGCCTACGATCGCGATCACCACCTCACCAACCTGCGCCGCACGGTGTCGCAGCGGCGCATCGCCGCTGCCCGCACGCTCGAGCTATTCGACGGCGACCTTGGCGACCGGACTCGCGAGCCCGTCCCCCTGCCAGCCGTGAAGCCGCTACCAGCGCCCGCAACCGCCGCATGGCCTTTTGGCGACCTCGCTCCGGGCCGATACGGCGCGATCCTCGCCGACCCGCCGTGGCGCTTCCTCAACCGTTCGGTGAAGGGCGAGATCAAGAACCCGGTCGCCCACTATCCCTGTATGACGATCGCCGAGCTGGCGAAGCTGCCCGTGTCGCGCCTCGCGGCGCCCGACTGCGCCCTCGTCATGTGGGCGACGGCGCCGCTCCTCCACCAGGCTGTCGCGCTGCTCGAGGCGTGGGGCTTCACCTTCAAGTCGGCTGGCGCATGGGCGAAGCAGTCGTCGACCGGCGAGCGCTGGTCGTTCGGCACCGGCTACGTCTTCCGCTCGGCCGCCGAGTTCTACCTGGTCGGCACGATCGGCAAGCCTCGCGTGCGGTCTCGCTCGATCCGCAACCTGATCGCGGCGCCGGTGCGCGAGCACAGCCGCAAGCCCGATCAGCTGCACACCGACCTCGAGGCGCTCTACGCCGGCCCCTATGCCGAGCTATTCGCCCGCCAGCGCCGGCCGGGCTGGGACGCCTGGGGCAACGACGTCGATCGGTTCACGCCATGACCGAGCTGCTCACCCCAGAACAGGCGGCCGAGCGCATCCACGTCTGCGCAAAGACCTTGCGCCGACTCCGCCGCGACGGGCACATCCGCTACGTCGCCATCACCGATCGGAAAATACGTTACCGGCCGGAAGACTGCGACGAATTCGTCGCGAGCCGCGCCCGGAAGGCACCGCCATGTCCATCTACAAGCCGAAGAACTCGCCCTACTACCACTTCGACTTCGTCTGGAAGGGTGGTCGCTTTCACGGCTCGACAGGCGCCAAGACCAAGCGCGAGGCAACCCGGTTCGAGGAGCTAGAGCGCGCCAAGGCGCGCAACGGCGGGGTCGCTCGGCCGCCGATCACGCTCGACGAGGCGTGTGGGCTCTACCAGGACCGTGTCGGGGAGCTGCCGAGCTGGTCGACCACCCGCTACATGATCGAGGCGCTGATCGCCGGCATCGGTGCCGGCGCGCTCCTCTCGCAGGTCACCCAGCGCGAGCTGCTCCACCTGGTCGCGAAGCGCCGCGACAAACGGTCAAACGCCTCCGTCAACCGCGAGATCGAGGTGTGGCGCGCCGTGTGGCGCTGGGCGTCGAAGGCGCGCTACGACGTGGGCGAGATGCCCGATTGGGGCGCGCTGCTCCTCAAGGTGCCGGCGATCGCTCCGCGCGAGCTGTCGACGGTAGAGGAGGGCGACCTCTTCACCGAGATCCGTGCCGACCTCTTCGACTTCTGCGAGTTCGCGCTCCGCACCGGCTGGCGGAAGAGCGAGGTGATCGGCTTGCGCTGGTCCGACGTCGACCTCGGCGCACGATCGGCCGCCACGAAGATTAAGGGCGGCGACATCGTGCGTCGGCCGCTCACCCAGGACATGCTGGTCATCATCGCCAACCAGCCGAAGGTCGGCCCCTTCGTCTTCACCTACGTCGCTGCGCGGACGAAGCCCACCTTCGTCGACAAACTCGGCCGCCAGCAGCCGGCGCGGAAGAAGGGCGACCGCTACCCCATGACCTCGACCGTGCTGCGCCGCCCTTGGGCGGCCGCGCTCGAGGCTGCCGGCGTCGACGGCTTCCGCTTCCACGACCTGCGCCACACCCGCGGCACGCGCATCCTGCGCGCCACGGGCAACCTAAAGGCCGCCCAGCGCGCGCTCGCGCACAAGTCGATCAAGACCACCCTCCGCTACGCCCACGCGACCGACGACGATGTGCGGCAGGCGCTGGATGCGAGCGAGTCCCGAACTATTCCCGAACTCCCGAAGGCCAGCACTCGAAAAGCCTAGCTTTTCTGCGGGTTTCAGCCCTGTCGACACACAGGGTGTAAACGAGATGCTCTACCAACTGAGCTAAGCGCCCCGTCGCCGGGAACCCGCGGAATAGCGTGGTTTTCAGCTGCGGCAAGAGGCCGCGTTTGGGAACCACGGGGAACGAAAGGGAACCAGAGGGAACGACGAGTCCCGAACTATTCCCGAACTCGACAGCGACAGCGGAGCACAGCCAACGACGCCGCTGGCGACGCGCTATTAGCGTGCGCGGGGCCTCCGATATTTAGGAGCACGCGGGAAAAACATAATCCCCCTAACCGCCCAACGAAAACAACGACTTACGACCTAATCACAGACATAATTCTAATATAATCCGATTATGTCAGTTGGAGACGATCGGACGGGTTCGGAAAAGCCAGTCTTTTCAATAGGATTGGGTTTTCGGGTCTTTCGGATCGGCTTCGATTAGGTTCGGAAGCCAATCGCGAAAGCGGCAGAAAACTGCGGTTTTTGGGGCTGCTGCTCCGCCCCATCAGGCCGATTATGTTTTTCCCGCCACGCCCCCCGGCCGGGCGCCCGGATGCGGCGAAAAGAGCGCCTCGCTCGACATTGCACCGCGTCGCGTTTCCGAACATCGAAAGTGCACCAGATCGCACCGGCCGTGGCCGCCATTTTCGGCCCCACGGAGGGCGGTTTTCTGCGGGTTTGAGCCCTCTCGCGAACTGCACCGAAATCGACACAAAAAGCTCGCGGGCGAGGCGGGGGGAAAAGCGAGTAAATTGGGGTCGCAACGCGGCTGGGCCGGCGAGGGGCACCGCCGCCCGCCCCGCCGCGGCACCGGCCGATCAGGGCCGACGCCGGGGCGGGCTGAAGTAGTGCCGGCGATGCACCTGGCGCTTCAGCTCGCGCTCCGCCTGGCCGGCGCGGATCGCCTCAACCATCTGCCGGCGCCGCTCCAGATCCTCGTCGGGGTAGCGGTCGGCCGCGCGCAGGTCGGTGACGATCGCGGCGAGCACCGCCGCACAGCTGTCGGCGCGGTTCGCGTGGTGGAGCTGGGCGGCATAGGTCCAGAACTCGACCAGTAGCGCGCGATCGTCGACGTGCGGCGCCAGACACCGCAGCGCCAGCCGGACATCGTCAGTGTTGATCGGCGCGGTGGTCGCTCGCGCGACCGCCTGGCGCAGCACCCGCACCGCCAGCTCGAGCAGCGATGGCCGCTGCATCGCAGGCGGGGTCACGCCTCGGCGTGGTCGACCGCGTCGGTCACGTCGGCAACCAGAGGGTGCGCACGCCGAGGCCGCGCTCGTCGACGCCGAAGAACTTGGCGAGCAGCTGGTGCTCGTCGACCTTGAGCGCGCGCGGGTGCCCTTCGCGCACGAAGCGGCTGAGGTAGCCCGCCGGCCGCTCGATCATGCGCGACAGATCCGCCAGCGCCGTGCCGCGCCGCTCGGCCGCGGCCGCCAGCGCACGGCGCGGGTCGGGCTCGCGCCTGTCGATCGACTGCCGCGTGGGCGCCGGTGCCGGCCGCCTGCGACGCTCGCGCTCTTCGATCTCGGCCAGATACCAGCGATCGTAGACCACGGTGGTGAGCGCGGCGCCGGGCATCAGTAGGCGAGCCAGTCCATCTCGGCGTCGTCGAGCGCCGCGAAGGCGTCGCCGTCCGCACCCTTGTCGTTGAGCCGCTGGCGCACCTGGTCGACCGACCCGCACTTCGGGAAGTGCGGGTCGGCACGCGCGGCCGCGGCGAGCATGTCGATCCAGTCGCCGCGGTCGCGCTGCGAGATCAGCCACCCGCCGAAATCGGGCCGCTCCTCGCCGGGTTCGTCCATCGTCGCCATGCCGTCCTCCTCGCTTCATCAACGAGTCGGGCGCATAGCACGTTCCCACTATGTTCCGCTAGAACGTGGGAGCGGTCCGGGCAGGTCGAAGTTCGAGATCACCAGCTCGCCAGCCTTCTTCCCAGCGCCCTGCGCGAGCGTGTAGGTGGTTTCCACCTCCACCATGCGGAACGCCGCGAAGGTCTCGCGCACGCCCGGCGTGTCGTTGATCGACAGGATGAACCTGCCGTCGATCGCGCGCAGCTGCGCGGCGAGCCGCTCGAAGTCGGCGCGGCCGAACACGTCCTGCCCATAGTCGCGCTCGCACCCCCAATAGGGCGGATCGAGGTAGAACAGCATGCCGGCGCGATCATAGCGGCGGATGAACGCGCCGAAGTCGAGCTGCTCGATGACGACGCCCGCGAGGCGCTCGTGGATTTCCGAGAGCATCGGCTCCAGCTTGAGGACGTTGAAGGTCGAAACGCCTCCACGCGAGATGCCGAACGTGCGCCCCTCCACCTGCCCGCCGAACGCCAGCCGCTGCAGATAGAGGAAGCGCGCGGCGCGCTCGAGGTCGGTCAATGCCTCGGGCACCTGCACCTTCAGCCGCTCGAACTCCGCCCGGCTGGCGACGCGGAAGCGCAGCATGTCGAGGAAGTAGGCGTAGTGCCGCTGCAGCACGCGGAAGAACGTCGCCACGTCGCCCGAGGCGTCGTTGATCACCTCGACGCGAGGGCAACGGCGCCGGCGCAGGAAGATGCCACCCATGCCGACGAACGGCTCGGCGTAACCGTCGTGATCGACCTGGTCGATGATGGCGGTGAGACGCGACGCCAGGTTGCGCTTCCCGCCGATGTAGCCGGCCGCGGGTGTGACCGGGGAGATCGTGGTAAGGGTCATTTTAACCATTTCGCCTTCAATTGACCCCGCCCGGCGCGAGCCGGGTGCGGGACGGCCAAGGTGGCCGGTTGGTCGTGGCGAGTTACGGCTCGTCGGTGATCCGGGTTGCAGCCCGGTTCCCCCCGCTCGGCTATGCCGAACGGTCGATCAGGTGGCGGGCGCTGCGGCGCGCTCGCGGAATCGAACGGCCTCCACGCCCAGCTGTACGTTGAGGTCGGCGAACGCGGCCTGCAGCGGCTGGATCTCCAGCTCGAGGAACATGGCCGTCGCGTCCGCGGGATTGCCGAAGGCGGAGCCCTGCGCCGGCACGATGCCGAGCAGTTGGGGCGGGACGCGGTGCGCGGCGAGCACGTCGGCCTGCGTCGCACCCTTGATGCCGAGGAACTCGTCCTTCGCGCCGACTTCGGAGATTGGCAGGATCTTGATCCCGTGTTCCTTGCCCTCGGGCGCATGCACGAACAGGTTCTTGAAGTTGCCCGGCCCCTTCGACCCGCGCAGCGCCTCGCGCATCTTGTCGGTGTCGCCCTCCGCGAATTGCCCGGTCGCGTACATGATGAAGCCCGCGTGGCTGCCGTTCAGGTAGTATTTCCGCCGGAACAGCGTCGCGGCCTCGTTGAGCAGCGCGGACTGCAGCGCCGAGAGATACTCGGGCACGCCGTAGATCTCTTGGTTGATGTCGGGCTGCAGCACTTGGACGACGCTGCCCGGATCGAACTCGGCCTCCTGCAACCCGCCCGGTACGTAGAAGAACGCACCCGGCTCGACGCCGCGACGGGTGTATTTGGCGGGTGAATAGTCCAGCCGCATCGTCCCGCCGAGGCGGTTGCGCACGATGACCAGGTAGGCGTCGCCGAACACGAGATAGTCCTGCACGAGCTTGCCGAACGTCGCGCGCGACAGGAACGGCGACGGCTCGAGCGAGGCGACGAGCAGGTTGCGCTTCAGCATGATGGCCGAGCTGTGGTGCGCCGATACACGGTAGGCGCGGGCGAGCCCGTCGCGCGAGATGGGCGGCTCGTACCAGCGTCCGTTGTGCCAGCACTCGGCCATGTCGAGCAGCTCGCGACGGCTGTGCACCTCGACCGGCTCGCCGAAGGTGAACGCCTCGATCCCTTCGAACGAGGCCGCGTCGGCGCCCATGATCGGCAGCTCGCGCATCAGATGATCTCCATGGTGGCGACAGGCTTGGCCTTGCCGTCGAGGGGTTCGTTCGAGAGGACGTGCATGATCGACCAGGCGAGGTCGGCGTGACCGTCGGTCCCGCCGCGTCCGGCCTTGAAGGTGACGTTGCGGCCCGAGGTGGTCAGGGTCTTCTTGATCGACACGAACGACGAGACGACGTCGATCATGCTGGTGTCGAAGGCGAGGCGGCCGCGCGCGATGACGTGCTGCGCCTTCATGATCATGGCGGCCTTCACCTCGAGCGAATACTCGATCCGGGTCACGCCCTTGAGGCCGCTCTCGGGCTTGGCGAGCAGCTGGTAGACGCCCGCGCCCACGCCCGAGGCGTCGATGCCGAGGAAGGTGCAGTTGTAGCGGCTGAGGACGCCCTTGATGAACTCGGCCTGCTGGTCGAAGTCGAGGCCGCGCAGCGAATGGCGCTCGAGCAGACGAAAGGTCCCGCCTTCGACGAGAGGCGGTGCGAAGATCGACAACGAGGCGTTGTCGCCGTTCTCGCTGTTCTGCGGATCGTACCCCGCCCACACCCAGCGCTCGCCGTATGGCCGCGCCGCCTCGGGGTTGAAGTCCGCCCACTCGACCAGGCTGTCGACCTGGCACTTGATCAGATCGTTGAACTTGAAGGCCGAGAGGCTGTCGTCGACGAACTCGCACCCGAACAGGTTGGCGAACTCGTCGGGCGCGTATTCGTCCTGCAGCTCGTCGATGTCGAACAGGTCGCATCCCGCCGCCTGCGCGTCGTGGATCGTGACGATGTGACGCCAGATGCGATCCGGTCCCTCCGCCCCGTTCTTCAGCGCCTCGTGGCTGACGTCGATCTCGACGCGCTCGGCCTTCTTCCGGCGCCGGTTGCGCCGCTCGCCGGTCCAGTAGGGGTGTGCTGGGTGCGCGATCGTCGACGGCGTCGAGAAGTAGGTCTTCCGCCACTTCTTGTGCGTCGCCATACCCGAGGCGACCTTGTTCAGCTCCTCGAAGCTGTGGACCCAGAAGAACTCGTCGAAGTAGAAGTTGCCGTGCCGCCCCTGCGCGGTGCGGAAGTTGGTGCCGAGGAAGTGCAGCTCGGCCGCGGC